TCATAAAAATTTTAGATAAACTTAACCAAACTAATATAGAATATAAGATGTTTTATTACGAAGATATAAACAACGACATCGATAGCGTAATAAATAAATTTCCAAGTAAGTTTTACAACAACTTAGATAAATTTAAATCTACATTTGTAAGTACTGATATAAACTATAGAGAACTGTGCGAAAACTATAACGAACTTGAGGTAGCATTTGCTGATTTATATAGATTAAGAGATGAAAGAATATAGTGTAGACGTACAAAAACTATTTTTAGAGATGATGCTTAATGATGCTCAGAGTTTTGTGCGAGTGCAAAACATTTTTAATGTAGAAAATTTTGACTCTAGTCTCCAAGATGTTGCACAAATGATTACCGACCACAGTAGTAATCATAATACTATGCCCACATTTGAACAAGTTAATGCGGCAGTTGGAAGTAATCTACAACCAGTACCGGATCTGAAAGAAGGGCATTACGACTGGTTTCTAGAAGAATTCGAAGGGTTTACTAGACGTCAAGAGTTAGAACGTGCAATTCTAAAATCTGCAGATTTATTAGAAAAGGGTGAATACGATCCTGTAGAAAAATTAGTTAAAGATGCTGTTCAAATATCATTGACTAAAGATATGGGTACTGATTATTTCGAAAACCCACGTGAACGTCTAATGAAAATAAAAGACAATAATGGTCAGATTAGCACAGGTTGGCCTATGTTAGATAAGAAACTGTACGGCGGATTCAACAGAGGTGAGCTACAGATATTTGCAGGCGGCTCGGGATCAGGAAAGTCATTGTTTATGCAGAACTTAATGATTAACTGGGTTCAGCAACAAATGAATTGTGTTTTTGTTACACTGGAACTTTCGGAAGATTTATGTAGTATGCGAATGGATTCAATGATGACCGAAACAGCATCGAACAGAGTTTTTAAGGACATTGATAATGTCGAAATGAAGGTCAAGATGCTACAGAAGAAATCCGGTAAGTTGCGTATTAAATATATGCCAGCACAAAGTACAGTAAACGACATAAGATCTTATGTAAAAGAGTTAGAAATACAAAACGGCATTAAAGTAGATTGTATGTGCATTGACTACTTGGATTTATTAATGCCTGTTGGTACTAAAGTAAGTCCAAGTGATCTGTTTGTTAAGGACAAGTACGTGTCCGAAGAAATACGTAACTTAGCAAAAGAGCTAGATGTAATTATGGTAACAGCATCGCAGTTAAACAGATCGGCGGTTGAAGAAATTGAATTCGACCATAGTCATATTTCGGGTGGTATTTCTAAAATTAATACTGCTGATAATGTATTTGGAATATTTACGTCACGTGCAATGCGTGAGCGCGGAAGGTACCAAATACAATTAATGAAAACACGTAGTAGTAGCGGTGTTGGACAAAAAGTAGAGTTAGAATTCGATCTTAATACGTTACGTATTACAGACGCTGGTATTGAACCAGATGCAAATGCATCACCTACATCTAGTGAGATTATGAATAAAATTAAGCCTGGTGTTGCTATAGAAAAACAACCACACGAAGATATTCCTAATCCCTCTGGCGATATCAAAAGTGCTAAACTTCAAAGTTTATTAAATACTATCAAAACTAAATAAATACAGTTGAATATTTTCAACAACTACAATTATGCAAAAACGTACACGCAGTATCTTGGAAGAATTAGAAAATCTTCACATAGAAAGAGATAAGAAAGACGTAATAAGAAGCAGAGCAGATAGTATCATTGAAAGTGCAGGACGTTTATTAGATTTAATAAACGAAACGTACAACGAAACAGAAGCAGATAATCTTACACGTAAATTTCTTAATTCTATTCGAACTCGTGATGAACGTAAATTTCAGCGTAGCTTAAAAAGAATTAATGAAAGCAAGTGAAATTATAACCGAAGTCGACGCTTCGTATATTCAACGACTGAGCAATAAACTTAGTGCCATGAGTATTGTTGATGCTTTGGCTGTAGGAATTGCCGATTCAAATTTACGCGAAAAAGCAGAGAATTTTATAAACTTATTACGTAGTAAATTAGAAGATTTAAAATCGAAACCATCTCAAAAAGTAATACAGCAGTTCATTAATCAAATTGCGTACGGTGAGATGAATGTTCACCCAAATCCTAACTCCGATAAAGCAATTCAAGAACTTGTTGACTTAGTAGATAACGATCAAATCAATACTAATACAGCAAAAACATATATGGCGCAGTTAGTAACAATGAGTCTTATGCAACCACAAGAAGAAAAGTCGCAACCTGTTTACGGCGACTACTTACCTACAAACATGATGCAAACTGGTAGTATTGTTCCAGTTAGATATATTCGATTTAAAGATAATAGTAAATTTGTTAAATTTAATGGCGATTGGTATAAAGATGTTGACCCTAGTGAACATCAAGTTAAATTACATAAAAACCCTGCTGTAGATAGTTATGGAAGACTCGAAAGTATGCCGGGGTTTGAGATTCCAATGCGAGTCGGTAGTAATAGAACTCTCGAAAGACTAAGCCAGTCCGAAACAGAACAGTGGTACAGTACAAATGAGTAATTACGAATTTTTGCAATCTTTAAGCGAAGCACGTATATTTAAACGTTTAGATTTACTTAAAGGAACTAGTGCCGACGATATTGCTATAATGATGCTTAATATGATATTAGCATTAATTATTATATGGCACGAAGATAATAATAAAGCAAAAAGATACACGCAGGTTATGATGCAAGATCCATATTTTGTGGGTTTTAAAACTACACAAACAGATTTGTATAATGCATTAGTATTATTGCTTAGACAAGAAAAATATTCAAATAAAATAAGAACAAATTACAATATCTCTTTGCCCGAACTACGACTTAAACGTGTTATGAGATACTTAAGCCAAGGAAGATACGACAAAGACGAAATGTATCAACTACTGACTTTAATATACCGTAACATAAAGGGCATAACAGGAGAGCATCATCGTATGCGTAGACAATTTGCTTTCTACGACAATCTTTCAAATGAAGATAAAATTCGTAATTTGAGATGGCTAATGTTACAGTTCAGATCGGGTAAAGCACGATACAGCGACATATATCCTATGCTTGATACAATTTGGAAGCGTCTGACTTAATTTCTTTAATTTTTCATAAATACATGTAAGAAGTAACACAGTGTTATTTCTACAAACAAAGAAAAGGAGTCAATTATGGCAGTATTAACAAATAACGCAACAGCAGACAATCCAATGAACGGATTGGGTTCTACTACTCATGTACTTACAATGGACGACGTTTCAACTACTTCAGTTGACGATATTCGTGCAGAAGCAGAATCAGAAGGTTTTACAGTAGTTGGTATTGAAGCATCAAACTCAGGTGCTACACAAGACGCTGACCTTATTCTAGTTCAAGGAACAGGTACACCATCGCTTACTGATTGCACACTATTAGGTACAATTAATAACGGTTAATTTAGTAATTAACTAAAGAGAAACCCAAGTTTTTTAGCTTGGGTTTTTTTGTGACTTAAATACCGCAATGGAAAAGGATTTAAAATTAAAAGGAATTAAAGAGATATTTGAAAGTCCCGACGGTGGCAAAACTGTTTATGCTCGTGAGTTAGGCACTAATAATAAACGCCTTATATACAAAGATTACTCGAATAATTGGAACGAGTACACGAGATGTATTGATTGGGATTGTTTAGCGGCTAAAAATCCAGCAATATTAGAAACACTTGAAAAGTTGAAAATGTTAGAAAAGTTATGCAACGAATAACTGTATATACATTATTTGATATTACAAATACAGGTGTATTACGCAGATTCAAGAAAGAAATACTCCCAATAACTAAAAACGGATTATCTATTGTAAATGAAGAACAATATAACTTTGCTAGAAGACAGCAAAGTAATTATGAAGTTTTGGTGCAAACATTATCACTAAGAACACAGGTGCATAATATTAGCAATAATAAAGTTCGCAATGACGATGTAAAAAAATATAACTTTGATAAAAGTTATAAAGGCAAGCACAATATATGGAGTTTTAGTTATAGTGTGGAGCACACAGATGCATTAGTGCGCGATAATAATCCAATTGGTGTATTACTGCAAGATTGCCATAATTTACCTATGCTTACTAATCTAACCGAAACAATATCGGATAAGTACATAGACTGTAAGAATTCTAATATTTACTTTGTTTTAAAATAATATGTCACCAACATTTAAACGTGTCAAAGAAAAAATAAATCAACTCTCGGAAAAAGAGAAGAATAATGATTCTGTAATTATACAAAATGGCGACAACTTCTATGTGTACGGCTTATATGTAATAGAAAAAAATAATAATTGTTTTGATCTATACTATGCCGACGGTAATGAATATATAGTAACTATGTTTACATCGGTAAGTGCAATATCGTGGTGTAATGCTATGAAGGCAATGGATGTTCAACTAGCGAGTAAGATTGCCGATGCAGATAGGAAATTAGAATACCTTAGTAATGACATTGTTTTAACAAAAGCAAGATTGAGAAAAAAAGATTTAGACGTTTTTACAACGAACGTTTTAGTGTCGAGACTACAGGAATACGTCATTGAGCAATATCAATTAAAACTAAACTTACATAAATACATACAACTTTCAAAAGAGATTAAGAACAAAGGATTTTCTAATGAATTTACAACATCTACAGACACCAAAAACCTCACAAGAGTACGCTAATCGGTACAAGTATCAGTTCGGTAAAGAAATTAATATAGATATGACATTTGACCAAGCAGTTGCAATGTTAAGTGAAACAAAAGATATTTTAGATACATACAGAAAATCTAACAAATTGTATAACAGTCATAAAGACAGTGCATACGTAAAAACTCTAATGGTCGAACAAGCACTTACAGCAAAAGTTAATGAATTAAAAGAAGCAGATGCTGGAAGTTTTGGCGGCGATAACAAACACGCAGGAAAATCAATGAAAACAATAGTACCGGGAAAAACTTATGCCAACGCCCTTAAAAAGACGGCAATGGGCGAAGATATATCGGACAAGGAATGGGCTAAGTTAAAAGAGCAAGGTGTAAGTAAAAACTTGTTAACAGTACTTGAAAGTAAAGAATCTTCAATTAAGTTAATGAAGAAGATTGTCGAATCTAGAAAGCAAATTAATGAAGATGAAGTATCACAAGCACAAGTTGTACTAGCGGCACAAGATATGGTTGACCGTGTACAAAAGATGATCGAAGATATGATTGACCTACAATACAAAGATGTACCTGCATTGGCGGATACAATGAAAGGTGAATTGGGCACAGACCAAGCAACGCAGTTCAAAGATGCAATGGGTTCTGCAATGGCAACATTGTCGGACACACTTAATGCTACTAAAGAACAAATGGACGCGGCTGTTGCAATCGTTACAGGCGAAGAAGTTGAATCTCCGATGGGCGAATTAAGTGACTTAGAACCAGAAGAGCCAGTAGACGACGATGAAATTGATATGGACATGGACGCTGATGTTCCAATGGAACCAGTTCCTGTACCAGATGACTTAGAACCAGAATTAGGAAGAGAGAAAAGATAATGGCAAATTCATTAATGGAAGATATCAGAAGTGATTTAACTAAGATTTTTAGTGAGAAGGAAGAAGTTGTAAGCGAAGCGGGACAAAAGCCAGTACTTGAAGTGAACCCAGGCATGTTTGTAG